TTACAGTTTTTCTATATCTTCTTTCAATTTTTCTTTTACTCCTTTTGTCACATGCAAATAAATTTTTTCAGTGATATTACTATTTTCGTGACCAACGCGATCCTGAATGGCATACAGAGGAGTTCCTAGTTCCGCCAATTTTGAAATATGGGTATGTCTAAAAATATGTGAACTAAGTTTTTTATCAATCTTCATGTCAGCTTTATGATTTCTCAAATAGGTGTTAATTGCTGTTAGTTGGAAAGGAGTTCCTTTCGTTGTTTGAAATAGAAATTGACCATTCGGATTTAATTCTAGAAGCTCATTGTAAATAGCTATCGCTTTTTTTGGTAAATCAATTTCTCGCATTCCAGCAGCAGTTTTTGTAGAATCAGATTTTTTCATATCAGCTATTGAACGTTCTCTATACATCATCGTCCCATTTATAACTACTGATGCATTATTATTGGTAATGTGTACATCGTCTTTGCTTAATGCGATTGCTTCACCAGGCCTCATCCCAGTCAAATATAGCCACTGGAAAAGGAGAGAATATCTTTTATTGTGTGAAGTTGTGAAATCTACTAGTCTATTATATTCATCATCTTCTAAAAATTTATCTTTAATTTTTATCGTTTTTGACTCTCTTTTATAATCAATAACTACTTCATCGATAGGATTTTTTTCTACATAACCTTTTTTCATAGCATATGAAAAAAGAAGATTCAATTTGGATTTAATTACACTGACGTACTTATTTGACAAGTCATCTTTATATATCATGTCTTCAAAAATATTATTCAAATCTATTGTATTAATACCAGAAACGATGTAAGTCTCAGGTATCTTCTTCTTTATAGTGTTTAATATATTATTCGTAGGATAATATGTAGATTCCTTAACTTGTCTTTTGTATATAACTAACCATTCTTCAACAAGCTCATGAAATGTTAGATCAGGCTTATGAAGTGTTTTTTCGTTTAATTTTATATCAATTTTTTTATTTAACTCTAGCAATGCCACTTTCTGAGTTTCTCGAGATTTATTTTTATAAGTAATGCTCACTTTTTTTCTTTTTCTAGTTTTTGGATCAATATATCGCTCATTATATTTATATACTTTTTTTCCGTTTTTATCAGTTTTAGTTTCGATCCACATTGTTTTCATCTCCTATTTGTTGCTATAATAGGAATAGATAAGTAAGCCGATTATAGCAGGTTTATTTTTCATCACGTCCACAAACTTTGGCGAGGGAGGGGCGTGTTTTTGTTAGTTATTGTGGTAGGTTATCTAAAGCGTATTGTGCTTGCTCATCTGTAAAACCTTCAAATATAAGTTGATCGTACAATTGCGAATCTGACATTGATGCCCAATCATCGTAACTTTCCGCTTTAGCCAAAGCTTGTTCGTTGTAATCGACATCAACATTAGCCAGCGCATAATCGATTGCATCACTTGGATATTCTTCAAACTCTAGTTGTTCACGCAAACCTTGTTCAGACATACCAGCCCAACCTAGATAGCTTTCAGCTTTGCTCAATGCATTTCTGTATTCACGAGGAACACTTTCTTCTTGAGTAACTTCTTCTATAGTAGTTTCAGTAGTTTCAGTTTCTTCTTCAACGACTGTAGATTCTGCTACCGATTCTGCAGAAGACACTTCTGTCACGCTTTCTTTAGTTGTTTCAGCGACGGTATTTTTAGCATCATCACTGCCTCCTTGCGAACCTATAGCAATAAACACCACAACAACCGCTAACAACCAAAACCATACCCGTTTATAAAACGGTTTCTTAACTTTATACATTTTCCCATCTTGACCCATAACTTTTTTTGCCATTTAAATATCCCTCGCTTCTTGTTATAATATATTTGTGATCTCAGAAATGAGGTATGAGTCCGTGTTGCAGCACGGGCTTTTTTCTTTATAACTTTTTTAGAGATTATAGGCAAAATAGTAGGGCATAAAAATGTATTATTGAATTCCGTATTTAGAAAATCCTAATTGAACTTCACCGGAAGTCTTTTGCTGTGTTGTACGCAATGCTTCTTCTTCAGACATTCCATTCTGTACTTTCCATGCAACAGGCGACATCCCGTATTTGTTAACAAAATCAGTAAGTGATAAAGTGTCAGCGTCTTGCTGAGCGCTTGTTTGTTGGTCTTCTGGATTTTGTTGAGATGCTGCTTGTTGTTCTTTCTGATCTTGACTGATAATATTGCCAGCATCATCTGTAGTCAATCCATTTTCATAAAGGGCCACGCCGAAAGCTTCCCACTCTTTGTTGGACCAATTTGCACGATCAGCTGGAGTTGACTGTAAAGTGCGTTGTTTCATCTGTTCATATGTTTCTTCTTGAGGTGCGGTTTGGATTGTATCCTGACTGGAGCTTATAACTGTTGGGCTAGGTTCCGCCGTAGCTTGGTTGGAGCTTGTAACTGTTGAACTAGAATCTGTCTTAGATGTAGATTTGCTAGTAGAGGAACTAGTTTCAGTTGCTTCTTTTGTTTTACTTACTTTTGTTTCTTGGTTAGAAGTGGCATCTGTTGATTCAGCTTTTTTATTATTTGAACAAGCTGAAAGTAGCAGAGCAGTACTTAACAACAACATAACGCTAACTTTTTTCATTTTATAATTCCTCTTTCTCGTTGTAATATGTGTGCTAACAAGGGCTTTTTTATATAAGAAAACGATAAGCGCTTTCTGGAAGCCCGTAAAGATTCTTTAATTCCTCGATTTTTTTAGGATATTGATCATTATCTTCTTTATAAAGAGAAACAATGAGATTAGCAGCAAAGCAATTAGCTTCGCTTTCAGATTTGCTTCTAGATGTTCTTGTTGATACGTAATAGCTAGATAAGCCACGATGAAAAATAGCGTGACCTAATTCGTGAGCGCAAATGTAGAATCTTTCCTCAGAGTCTCGCAGTTCATCATTTAAAAAGATTATCGCACGATCTCTAATTTCTTGAAACTGCCCCTTGGGATTCTCGATAAAAGGAACGTATTGAACTTTAATGCCCATCTTTTCACAAATACAAAAAGGATTAGCGGACTGGTATTTCCGCTTCAACTCCTCGACTAAATTAATCGTATCCATCTCCATAAGCTCACATCTTTTTGCCTTTTTCTTTGTCTTCTTTCACAATATCCCAGAAGGTTCCAATAAGGATATCTTTTACGCGTTGGACCTGTTCAGGCGTCAGTGTTTCTCCGCCATAAGACATATTGACATTTGAATCTAGTAATTTATCAAGTTCAACTACTTCATCTTTTGTTGCCCAGTCAGGAACTTGGTTTCTACCGAGTAAATAATCAGTAGTTACATTAAAATAATCTGCTACAAGTTGTAGTCTTTTAGTACTAGGAGTTCTATTTTTCCATTGATAAATCGTGTTTTTAGGTATATTTAATTCTTCTTCCAGTTGAGTTATACTTATGCCTCTTTTATGAGCTAATTCCTTTATTCTATCTAGTAAATTCATTTTCGCACCTCACAAGCTACGAAAACACTAATAAAAAAATTAGTTAAAGGTGTTGACAACTAATAAAAGTGTTAGTATACTGTTTTCGTAAGCTAAAATATTAGCTAAAAAGACTTGATAACTAATAAACACTTCACGGTCGGCAAACTCTGAAATGTAAATTACTAGGCATTTCTGTGTCTTATTTAGCTATGTCTATATACTAATAAAAATATTAGTTATTGTCAACGAATATTAGCTAATTTTTTAGCTTACAGATTATTTTTTAGAAAGGAGCTATTTTTATGTCTGAGAATTTAGACTTAAAAATTCGAGCGGAGATGAGAAAAAGAAGAATGACTTTCAAAGAACTAGCTGCGCTTATCGGTATTTCAGGAGCTTATTTATCAGATATTCTAAACGGCAATCGTGATGGAAAGAAAGCACAACAGCATATCGAAACAGTGAAAAACATATTGGACATCCGATAGGGGGGATAGGCGATGACAAAACTAAAAAAACAAGATTTTGTAAAAAAATACAATTATTCTCCATCTACTTATCAACGTCGAATGTCGGAACTAAAAAATACAGCAATTTTCTCAGCGGCGTATGAACGGGTCACAGGACAAGAAGTTTGGATCAATACAGAATTATACGATAAATTTTTGTCTTTCAAATCCTATAACAGGTTACGCACAAGAAAGGTAACGCCTAAAGAATTTATCGAGAAGCATTTAGTTGATTTATAAAAAACAGAACATTTTGAGAGGTGAAGGTTAATGGGTAAATTCAACAGAGCATTAGTATTCAGCGCACCGCTAATCATCTACGCTTTAGGACTTTGGGGAAGCAGGCAAGCGTTGATAGGAACGATCGTTTACATGGTTTGGATTTTTATGGGGCTTGATGAAGCTGAGTACAGAGCGAAAAAGCCAACCGAGGGGGCTGACTAAAGTGTGGTTCTGTTTATTAGGTGTTTATCTCGTGGCCGTTTTAGGAAATAACTACATGAGAAAACGCGGCGAATACTGGTATACATCCTATGCGGTTCTATTATGTCTAATGCTTACAATTTTTCTAATGATTTATTCAAAATAGGTAATACTTTGTCAATCAAATAAGTTTCAAGAGATTTTTGTTCTGCATTAGTGTTGCCGTAACCAAAACGGCTTAAGAAAATTTTCATAACCTCTATATCTTCATTTTGAATATATGGCAGGACTGCATAACCTGATGCTTTTACAGCAGATATATTTTTATCAGTGTTACTACCAATACAAATACCCACATTGTTGAGAAATGTTGAGAAAGTTGTTTGTATTGTTTGGGTTTTTGAATCGTGTTTTTGTAATTCAATTTCTTTATCCTTCATCGATTCAGCATGCTTATTATTTATAACCGCTGTAATCCAAGGGGATATAAGAGCTACTAAAGCTAGGATAATCGAAATTGTGATCGTGTTATCGAAACTCATTTTTTCACCATCCAGTTTTTAAACCATTATATCAAAAAGGAGAGAAGAAATAATGCAAGAATTAGTAATTTTGAAAAATAAAGAAGCTGTGACTACGAGCTTACAAGTCGCAGACAGCTTTGAAAAGAAACACAAGCATGTGCTAGAAGCAATCGAATCAATAAAAAGATCGGTCGAAAATTCGGCCAATGTTGAAGATGGGTCCAATTTTGGACAGATGTTTGTGGAAGGGAACGAGCCAGACTCATACGGAAGAAGTCGGAGAGTTTATTTCATGAATAGAGACGGATTTTCCTTGCTAGCTATGGGATTCACTGGAAGTAAAGCAATAAATTTCAAACTAAAATTTATTGAAGCTTTCAACGAAATGGAAGATGTTATTCGGAAGAATACTGTTCCTCAAACAATTGAAGACATGATGATCTATCAATTAGAAGAAATGAAAGATGTTAAAAAAGATGTTTCCATGCTTAAAGATACTATGCGAATTAGCGGACAACAAGAGTTTGAAATTAAGCAAAAAGGAAATATGAAAGTTATGGAAGTTCTAGGGGGAAAAGAAAGCCGAGCTTATGAAGAAATCAGCAAAAAAGTATTCTCAAAATTTTGGTCTGAATTTAAACGTACCTTTTCAATCCCAAGATATGGCGAGTTACCTCGTAAGAGATTCGATGATGCTGTTTCATTTATTGAAATGTGGTTACCAGAAACTGCGATCCGTATGGAAATCGATCAACTGAACAGACAACAAAGACTTTTCGGTGATGAAAATGAATAGGGCTGAAGCGCTAAGAATAGGGACGGTAATTGCTAATCGCTGGTGGAGACACAATAAACCAAGCATCCTAAGCCAACAACATATTGATAAGCAAAAAGCATGGCAACAAATAAAAAAGTGACTCAGCCGACCAAAGCAATGAGTCACAAAGAAAATACATCTAAGGAGATGTTACCACATGAAAAAAGAACTTTCCACTCTAGATCAATATTTGACTGATCCTAGTTGGGGCAAATCGAATATCAAGGAAACAAGCAATCGAAAAATCAGACGTAATCTTTTGACGAATGAAGAACTAGCATGTGATCAAGATGATTTGGGAAATTTTGTGAGTATTTGGGATCATGTCTATCTTATCCATTTATCGAAGCAGTCCAGAAAACCTGAATACATTTATGTCATCGAAGATGGCTTGATTGATGCGCTAGAAGAGTACGACAGAGATAACTTGATTGATATCTCTTATTACGGACCAGGTAAGAAATACATTGCTGAAATGGAGGCAGAATTTGATGAGTGAAGGAACGAAACGCAACGATAACAAATTATTCAATAGTCTGTACAAGATAACCGTCAATGATGTTGTTGAAAAAAGAAACAAACTAACTTATCTGTCCTGGGCATGGGCGTGGGCAGAAGTCAGCAAAATCTGCGAAGAAGTAGACTATGAAATCTATCGTGATCCAGAAACGCATCGTCCATACCTCTTTGATGAAAAAACAGGCTATATGGTTTTTACCAGTATCACAGTCAACGGAGTAAAGCGTGACATGTGGTTACCAGTCATGGATGGTGCAAACAAGGCAATGAAAGATGAGCCATATACCTACGAAGTCAATGATTATCAGTGGAATAACGAAACGAAGAAAAAAGAGATTGTTGGAAAAATAGAAAAGCGAGTTGAAGCAGCAACTATGTTTGATATCAACAAAACGATCATGCGCTGTCTTGTAAAAAATCTAGCAATGTTTGGGCTAGGGCTATATATATTTGCTGGCGAAGATATGCCAGAAGATGTCTCGATGCTTGAACCAGCTACTCAAAGAAGCAAAAAGCTATTCTTGGATGCTTTACAACTGGTTGCTAACAAGTACGAGAAATCAATTGATGAAGCAATTGTTGCGTTGACTGATGCGGCTTCTATAACCGCTGATGACAGTAAATGGACCAAGAGAGACTTGGGCATTCTAAAACGAGGCGTTAATTGGCTTGAAGATCAGTACAGAGACGAAACAAAAGAGAAGTGATATGAGTGTTTAAACCATTAATCGATTCATATTCAGCAGTTCTGAAAAAGTTCAAAGGGAAAGACATAGGCGCAACCATCAATGAGGAAGTGAACATCGAGCGACTAAAGACGATGTATGACGGCTATGACGGTGATCGAGTCATCGAAATAAGATTTATTGATCCTAGACGTTTCACTGTACAGCAACGAAACTTCATCTATGCGCTCATAGGCGATATTTTTATCGATACAGGCATGCCAACGGACTTCTGGAAGGAATTCTTCTACTTCCGTTTTGAAGGTGTCACAGGGCGAAAAATAAGCCTCAAAGACGAATCGAGTACAACTGTGAGTGATGCTAATGTCTTAGCAAATATCATTTTAGATTTCATCTTTGAACACCATATTCCTTTCAAAGAAGGCTATGAGATTTTACCTGCGAACCAAGAGTATTACTTCTACAAATGCATCACAAAAAGAGTCTGCTGCATCTGTGGCAAAACAGGAGCTGATATTGATCACTTTGACAAAGCGCTGGGAAGACGAAAGCGCAAAGAAGTTGATCATTCAGAGTACACATTTGCAGCACTCTGCAGAATCCATCACACAGAGAAGCACAAGATAGGTGTGATCAATTTCAAAAATAAGTATCAAATCAAAGGGATCAAGTTAAATCAGGAGACAATCAAGAAATTAAGAATCGGAGGATAAAAAGTGGATCACAGAAGTTATTACGCCATCATACCTGCAAATGTTAGATATGACGATTCTTTGATACCTAGTGCAAAACTTCTTTATGGAGAAATCACAGCTCTATGTAATGAGAAAGGTTATTGCTGGGCTAGCAATGAGTACTTTGCCAATCAATATAAAGTAAGCAAACCAACCATTCAGAATTGGCTAAAGTCACTTGAAGAAAAGGGCTATATCTATAGAGAAGTTAAGTACAAAGAGGGTAGTAAAGAAATCGAGGCTAGGTATATAAGAATTCTTGGTGGGGGTCACCAAGAAAATTTGGTGAGGGGTCACCAAGAAATCTATCAAGATAATAATACATCTATTAATAATACATTTAATAATACAAAAGAATATATAAGAGAGTTACCGCCTTCGAAAAAATCGAAGGCTAAGCCCATCCGTCATAAATACGGAGAGTATAAAAATGTTCTTTTGTCAGATGAGCAGATGGAGAAACTCAAAACAGAATTCCCTAATGATTACCAAAAGCGAATCGAACGACTGTCAGAGTATTGTGAATCATCTGGTAAGACTTATAAAAACTATTTGGCAACTATTCGAAGTTGGGCAAGGAAAGAAAAAAGTGAACCTAAGAACGCAAGCAGTGGATACAAGCGCACAGGAAGACGAGAGAAGCTTCCTGAATGGGCAATCGACCAAGAAGCCTATCTCAAGAAAAAAGCGCTAGAACGGGCTAATAGACAATCAAAAGCACCATTCTAAGAGGTGGAAAATTGAAGATCGATTATCTAGAACTAATTAATGAAATAGCAAAGTATAAAACTGGTGAGGAAATAGAAATCCTGAGAGACGTATATGATCAACTCGAAGAAGCTGGAATCGAAGGAATTAAGAATGATCGTTCAAGTTGGAGTAAACTCAGATACTATTTCGCACTCTATATCGATGCAACACAATTAAGAAATTTAGCTTATACAAAATTACTATTTGTTGATTGCATTAAAGGATTGCAAAAACATCTTAGTGAACTTGAGCAGGTGTAATCAGATAGATCTAAAGACATTTACAGCACAGATTGAACTAATGCATCAAGAAGCTTTAAGACAAAGTGTGTCTTACGAAGACAAGTGGCTCAACACGTTCCACGGCGGACGTGAGAGCGCACTTGATCAAGTACTCAAATTACTGAAAGGAGAATGTCGGGATGGATAAGAAAGCGGCAATGCAGCGAATTATCGAATTGACTTATTCAGAAGATTGGCAAAATGACAAAGAAGCTGCTTCAGAAGTGATGAGGCTTGGAAGAGCGATGTGGGCAGACAAGAGCAACAAGCCAAGACCACGAAAAATCGCAATTTGGCACGGTGACAAACTTCTAGTGATAGGGACAGCTGAACAGTTAGCAAGTCTCACAGGCTTGCACGAGAAAATCGTGAGGAAAAGAGCAAGGTGTGGCTACACAGACGCTAAGAAGAGAACGTTTAGATACGTGGAGGAATCATCATGACAACAGAAGAAGTGATTCAAATGCGTATTCGAAGCCTTCAGCGTGAGATTGACGATCTGGAACGAACAAAGGCAGTGATGGTCAATGAAACGGCGAGAAAGGCAATCGATTTGCACATAGAGAATTTAAGAAGGGAAATCCATCGATTGGAGGAATGAGCGTGGATAAGAAAGCAGCAATGAAAAGAATTGCTGAATTAACCAAGTCAGAATCTTGGCAAGAAGACAAAGAAATAGTTGCAGAAGTCCAAAAGCTCGGTAAATCAATGTGGACTGAAAAGCCCAAACGGAGAACGCCGAGAAAAATTGCAATCTGGCATGATGACCGAATTTTAGTAACAGGTACTGCTGAACAGTTATCTGAAATTACTGGATTAAGCAAAAACATTATCTGGGATAGAGCTAGGAGCTTATGGATTGATTCAAAAGGACGACAGTTTAGGTATGTGGAGGAGAGATAATGGATCTCATTACACAATACAGTGACATCATCCTCAAGAAAATCATGATGAAGATTCAGAAAGATAAAAAATCAAAAGAACGAGCTGAATTAGTTAAGTTAGAAATGGCTGAAACAGGAGCAGGAGTGCGAAGTAGCAGGCATTGGAAAGCAGCAGCAAACATTGAATTTTATTACAACGAAATTCAAAAAGGGTTCGATCAGATGCGTGAGCTGGATCGGCAAACAAATTGGAGCAAGAAACTTCATCAAGATCGTTTCAAATTTGTAGAAAGGTATAGAGAGATACTGAATGAGTATTTCGAGGAGGACTAGATGTTTAATTTAACGTTAGTGTCAATTCACTTTTTATTCTATATAACGATATTTGTAGCTATATTAATTAATACGATAAAAAGCGGTTTTTTAACACCAATCGGCACAATTTTAACATTAGCTTCATTTGTTACAAGTTGTATTATCCAACTTAAATATATAAAGGAGAATGAAAAATGGACGAACTAATCACAAAAGTAGAGCAGTGGGCAAAAGACAAGGGACTGGATCAAGCGGATCCAAAAGCACAGTTTTTGAAAGTAGCTGAGGAATTCGGAGAAATTGCTTCAGCGATGGCAAGAAGTAATGATGAGCTATTTAAAGATAGCGTAGGAGACGTTATCGTCACGCTGATTATCCTTTCCATGCAAAAAGGGACAAACATACAAGAGTGTTTAGAAATGGCATACAACGAAATCAAAGGGCGCACAGGAAAAATGGTAGATGGTGTATTCGTGAAGTCGAGTGATTTGGAGGACAGCAAATGATACCGAGATTTCGAGCGTGGTACACACCATTTAAAGGTAAAACAATTGGACAAGAAATGAAATATGGGCAAGCAGGAAGGTTGATCACTCATGCTGAAATGGCTCCAGATAAATATGTCCTCATGCAATCAACAGGGCTGAAAGATAAAAATGGTGTGGAGATATTTGAAGGAGATGTAGTACTTTTCAGTGTAAGTGATGGTTTTGATCATTTAGTCGACGAAAAAGCTATTGTTCAATCCTCTGAGTGCCATTCTGGCTTAATTTGTAAGCTAGTAGACTTGGACTTAGAATATCGAATTTATTATGATCCAGTATTTCACACTGACTATGAAGTTATCGGGAATATATACGAGAATAAAGAGTTATTAGAGGTAGAGTAATTGACTAAAATATTAGATGCATGTTGTGGTAGTCGAATGTTTTGGTTTGATAAACAGAATCCAAACGTAATTTTTATGGACATTCGGAAACAATACGAAGAACTAAATAGCGGACATGTCGTTGATATCAATCCTAATGTCATTGGAGATTTCAGAGATATGCCATTTGAAGATGAATCATTTTATCATGTAGTATTTGATCCGCCACACTTGCTTAAAGCAGGCGAGAATAGCTGGTTGGTCAAAAAGTATGGAAAATTAAATCCCGAAACTTGGAAAGAAGATTTAGCATTAGGATTCAAAGAATGTTTCAGAGTATTAAAGCCAAATGGAACTCTTGTATTTAAATGGAACGAGGATCAAATCAAGCTATCAGAAATATTGAATGCAATTGATTATGTGCCATTATATGGAAATAAGAGAGCTAAAACACACTGGTTAGTATTTATGAAGAGTATCTAGCTACCTCGTGAAATTGTAGGATCAATTTTGATTAAATATGTAATTTCTGAATTTACCAGATAATGGGAAGGTAAACATGCAAATTAAAAGTATCGTTTGGAAAATTAAAACTATAGTTAATTCTGTAGCGTTGAATTTTAAGTACAAGCTTAAATGTATTCCCCATTCAATCAAATTTAATCCAATTAAATAAAAGTAGTATCTCTTTTTAATCTTACAGTTTTTAAGAAAATAGTAGCTAATATAATAATCTAATAAGACAAGTATAACCAATATATGTTTATCTATAGTGACTATAGTGTCATGTTTTTCTGAGAGTCTATGGAAATACATTAATAATGTTGGTAAAGGAATATATATTGTTAATAATGATATAAAGAAAAAGACTATAAATGGCATTTCGTCACTCCCATATAAATAAAACTATGTAAAAAATATCACAATATTGTGTTGTGGTCAAATATTTTCATGTTATCTATTTTGTTATTATCGTCAATAAATGAAAAGGAGGAGGTAGAATGATGGGTTTCAAAAAGAGTGACAAAGTAGTTACTAAAATAGGATCAGGCGTGTCATTATACTTCTTGGACAACGAATATTATATAGTTCAAGATGCTTCGATGCCTGGCAGAATCGTTTTGATTGACGAAGATAAACAGCGTTTGAGTTGGCCATCTAGTAAATTCGAATTATATGAGGAGGTGGCGGAAGGATCAGCAAGGCGTTGAAATGGCTAGAAGCTGAAGCAGATAGACTCGAAAAAGAGTACATTGAAAATGATGATCCGAATAAAACAGTAAATCATAGCTTTATAGAAGGCTTCAATTATGCGTTAGTAAATTTACAGGCGATAGAAGAGCTAGAACTCAACGACAACCAGAAAATCGTGTTGGAGTGGTTGAAAAGCGAGACAATTTTAACTAGAGAAGCACCAATATTATCTGTTAATGCTTTTTCTGATAAAAATTTACTAGGAAAATTACCTGATAAAGTACGCAAAGCTTATAAACTATTGGATTGTAAACAAGAATATGAAGTCCTAGCAGCATTCGCGCAATGGGGATTGGGACAGGAGGAAGCGGAATGATCCACGAACTAAAAATACTACCAGAATATTTTGAAGCAGTCACAAGCGGACGCAAACAATTCGAGACCCGCAGGAATGATCGTAATTTTAAAGTTGGTAGTCAGTTAATTTTGAGAGAGTGGACTGGCGAAAAATATACAGGCGACTCATACAAAGCAGAAATTACTTATATTACTGATTATGCTCAGCAAGATGGATATGTAGTTCTAGGAATTAGAGGGGTAAAGTAGATGAGTTTAATTGAAAAGATACAAGAAACACAAAATGAATCATTCGATAAATGGTTTGAACGTTGGTACGAAAAACAAAATTTAGAAGATACTATCATCAAGTCAGCAGCAAAAGGTTATAAAGGTTATTGTATTTCTATCAAAGAAACATGGGAATCCGCATCTAATTGGGATGAAAAACAAAAATATCTTGTAAGACGACTAAGAGACAAAAGAACTGTTAAAAAAATCCAAGAGAAACTAGGCGAAGGATTAAAAGTGAAATACGTCAATGATGATAAAACATATGATACTTTTTTTGGACTTAAAAGACATGAACAATCGGAATATATATCAATTGAGTGGGGAGAAGCGGAATGAGGAAAGCCATAAAAGAAAATTTTAAGTATATCTATCTAATGATGTCCTTAATCATGGTCATTATATTTGGGCTCAATAATGAGTTTGTTAAAGCAGCAGTTACAGGGATTTTCGCATTTGAATACATCAAAATAATGATGTTATCTGAGCTATCAGAATATTTGAAAACATCAGTAATAATTTTGTATAAGGGCGACGAAAGCGAGGTCTCAGAATGAACAACAGACACCGCAGAGTAGCCAAACTAAGAAAACAATAATTGAATGTGTTAAAGGCAAAGTTTGAAAAAGAATACGGAGTTTCTGTAGAAGAAGTATATAAAGTGGCAAGTCAGTGTGTTGCTATTGCAAGTAAGGCTATTCGTAAGTTTGGGATTTCGATATTAAATGATGATCGTAAATGGGAGGAAATGAGATGAAAATAAAAGACGGATTTTACGCTAGTAGTCATGGTATCGGCGGTTTAATGCTAGACATGCCGATAAAGAACCCTAAAACACGTCAGAAATCAAAATTCAAAATCGGTGACATGGTTCGTTGTGAAGCAGAGGAGTTCGTTTATCCGTTTCGTGGATATGTAGAACACGTCTATAATCATTCTGCAATCATTCGTATTGAAAACACGATGGAATGCGATAAATGGACAGCGAAAAGCAAAGAGAATTTAGCTGTAGTGAGATTGGTGGATATGGAACTAATCAATGACAAATAAAAAAGCCGGATCGCTCCGACCGTTCTAATAAATTCCACAAGTTTATTATATCACATAAAGGAGCGGTTTGACTTGATGCAATTGTTACGAGAGGTAGATTTCAAACAGACAAGATGTAATGCGAGAGATGTGCTGAAGAACTTTCGGCGTTTGGAGCGGATGGCAGGTCGCTCTTTGATAGATATTAAGTCTCCGATTATTACGGATATGCCCAAGGCACCGAAGCACGGCAATAAGGCAGAGGACGCGATCATTCAGATGATGGATATAGAAGCGGAGAGAGATGCAATTCTAGCGGCTTTGATGGCTCTTAGTCTGATTAGTCGTCAGATACTCTACTACAGCTTCTGTGACGTAAACAAGCACTCTAATTATGAAATAGGGCAATTGATACGAGGATACGGAGAGAAAAATGTAGAGAAGCTGAAATCCATCGCATTGATCGAATTTGCAGAAGCATACAAAAAAGGCGTGTTAGTTCAGTATCGTTGATTTTGTAGGGTTTTTGTAGGGATAGTGTAGGGTTTTTGAGTGTTTTAACGTGATATTATGATAGTGTCGAAAGATTAGTGATAGGTCTAAGACAAAATAATAATAAAAGGAACATCGTTTTATTATTGTTTCACAATTAAGCTTCGATAGACAGCAACGGAAATATTAAGAATAAGGATGTGAATTTTAACTCCTTCTAAATTGTTCTTATTATCTATCATCCGTTGTTGTCTATTAATTTATGTATTGGAGGGAAAAGAAATGGCTATTTTAATCATAGACGAAGGAATTCAAGGAGAAAAATATGTTGATTTAACAACAGATGAAATGCGAAATGAAGTATTGAAAGTGTTGGATGATCGAATAATTCAGGTTGAAATATCAAAAACCCCGTTGCAGAAAAGCAACGAGGAGTGAATTTTACAGATGTTCTTGTAAATGTTGGCTACTACAAATCGTATTATGCCATGCGGCAGCACCGGTAAGTTTTGCTACAAAAAGGCTGTCATCTTTATCCATTACGGATTTTAGATCGTCTCTAATTTCGGGGCATTTTTTATTACTTTTAAAAAACCAAACAGATTCATTAATCTTAGCCCATTTCGAGTAAGTTTTGATTTTTTTGATTAAATCATCGTAATTCTTGCCTGAATTATTTAAATCATAACTTATGATAAAGCTGTCCATTAGGATTACCTCCATGTCATTATTTCAGCGGACCACTCGCTGATAACTAAAATTATACGCTTAGTATTTATTTTCACAATATTAATTTGTCACTGTGGCGGAAAGGGTAGACGCTTAAAAATAAGGTCAATACGTCGAGGGATAGCCTTAACGTTTTATGATTTGACCATGCAAGGTTCGATTCCTTGCCAGCGACATTAAATGCCTATGACGGTTACGACTACCGAAAAAAGATCGTTAAGAAGCTATACGGTGCTACGTACGGCAATGTAGTAAGTGTGCTATCTGTACACCACCAAGCTTCGGTCACTGTGGCGGAAGTAGAAGACGCAGCGGTAAATGGCGAGTAGCCTCGTGAGAGCCTAGTAAGTTCTCGTGTGTGGTGCGATTCCACTCCAGTGACTTTGGGTTTGCGGTACAAGATCCCGAAAGTAAAACCGCTAGCAACCGAGGGATGGAAATGGGCGCTCAAAGTACACGAGCAAGGCGAGGTCGATAGTAATCGATGGAATCGGTGTAGGTTGCTTTAATTTGAATGAACCCCGCACGCCTCTTAACAATGTGTCCCAAGCGGGGACGTACATATTAGATCACTCATTGAGTGGTCTTTTTATTTTGCACAAAGGAGGCTGCATAATGAGAAACTACTGGTATATATCGCTAACTAATGAATATCCTCGAACCATTGATGATTGTTCAGTGCGTGTTGTGCGTTCTGTACAAATCAAAGGGAAGTACTCTATTGTCGAAATGACAAGAGAAGCTACGCCAAAAGAGATTGATCAGTATAAGTTGGTTCTTATTGGCATTGGTTGGTTTAAGGATGAACATATACAGGCAAACATGAAGAGGTGGTTGAGATGAAGTTATATTATGTTGAAAAAGCAAATTGTTGGGTGGTTGAAGGCTGTCTGTCAAAGTACGCTACAGATATTATATCTACTCAATTTTCAGAGTTGGGATTGAAGGTTATCTTTTGTGGTGAGTTTGTCAGTGTGAAAGAAGCGGTATTGCCAATGACAGCAAAGAGCAGACGCTCGCGTGGTTCAAGTTCTTTAAGTGGATTAAGGAGGAAGAGTAATGTTTTGGAATAGGAAAGATGAACCTTTCATTGACGAACGAGACTTTAATTATCCGAAGGTGCTTATCAAAACGCCTCATAAAGATATAGAAGGTTATATTAAAGAAGTTGATTTCGATTACTTAGATGAAAGAAGCAAGGTGTTTATAGTTCATGCGGAAAGAGAACACCCGATAACAAGAGAAAGAATAGGAACTTTGTTCGGAGTATCTATTAAAGAAGTAGAGGCGAACGATTGGTACATGAAGATAACACATGATGGGCAAACGTTATATGAGACGGTAACTAAGAACACCAAACCTAACCTCTTAGAAATCAAACTGAAGGACACTGATTCAGTGCCAGAGGTTTATTACAAAGGCGAGAGGTTGGATGAATCGCCTAAAGGATTAGTAGATGTCTCGTATCATTGGAAGACTGATGATTTTACTAATGATGATAGAGGAGCGAACGACATCACTGTTGAATATTATGATTCACATAATAACAAGTACTTAGATAGAAAAATCATTGGGCACAAGAGAGATATGTAAATGAAAGAAGCTAGACCTAGAGACGAGATAGACAAACTATACAAGACCAAACGATGGCGAGACCTAAGGCAAGTAGTAATAGCTAGGGACTTCGGCATGTGCCAAGAGTGCAAGCGTCGAGGGCGGAACACAAGGGGCACGATCATCCATCACATAGTCGAGGCGAGGGAAGACCTGTCACTGTTCTGGTCCGTAGATAACCTTGAATGTATCTGTGTAGCTTGTCACAACAGAGAGCATCCAGAGAGATCAGGCGGGAAGAAGAAACCAAAACCTAAATCACATATCGTTAAAATGTATTCAACTCCTGAAAGATAAGTTTGCAGCGAAATGAAGGTAGCCCCCCTACTCTAAAAGATTAAAGAGTAAGGCTTGAGAAGAACGGTGCTGTCCTTCCTTCGTAAAAAGACCGCTTTTCAAGTTTTTTGGAGAAAAAGGAAAAAGCCGATCAATTTAAGCCGGCTTTGGACGAAGCTATTTCTTAGTCCATTTGTTTCCTTTTTGAGAAGTAGGAGGTAATCGGTCGCCTGGATCAATTTTTACTTCTCGTCCGCCTTGGACATTTCCACCACGAGGTCCCACTTCTTTATAGGTTCCTTTTGGTTTATTGTCTTCGCCGGGTTTATAGAGTTCTCCCATAGGAATCCCTCCCTAAAAAATTTCGGCACAGCACTGCCGATAACTTAATTATAAGGATTGTGATAACGATTTTAATATATCTTTTGAAAGAAGGTGATATTATGCCGCAACCAGCGAAGAGTGCAAAATTACAATTATTAAACGGAAACCCAAATAAGAAGAATACCGAAGAACTCCGCAAGCGAGCGGCCGCAGAAGACAAATTAACAATGGCTACTGACAAAATCAAACCGCCGTTATGGCTAGATTCGCTAGGAAAGGATACCTTTGAGTTTATCGCTGATGAATTGCTGTCTGTGGATTTAATCAGTAATCCGGACGTCCATACAATGGCTCTCTACTCCAATTGGTATTCGCAATACGTTTCTTTAGAAAAACAGCTTCGAAAACTACAACGAGAGTACAAGTTGAACTATGCGCTTGCGAAAGAGGAGGCAGAGGCGAGAGGAGAGCCGTTTAACGAACCTAATGAATTAATTGGTAACCCGCTCTCTCGACAGATGGACACGGCATCACGGAATCTCCGTTCTTTTGGCAGTGACCTAGGCCTATCGCCTTCTGCTAGAGCTAAATTAGCTATTAAAATGGCTGATGACGGCGGTGATGACGATGACGACTTCTAATATTTTAGAAATGTCCTACACCGAACGTGTGGACTATTGGCAGAACTATTTAGAGGAACAGGCATCGTGGGGAGGCTATCTAAAACAAGCGTATCCAGAGTTGTTAACAACGTGGTATGCGGAACGATTGATAGATGGGAGTATTCCTGCAAGCAAAGAAAATATTCTGGCTGCCAAACGCCACATGAAAGATTTGGACCGGCAAGGAACAGAAGACTTCCCTTGGATTTTCGATGAGGAAAAAGGTCATCGACCAATTCGCTATATTGAGAAAAAATGCAAACCGACAGAAGGCGATTTTGAAGCATTTGTCTTGCAACCCTGGCAACATTTTATCATCGGCTCGATGTATGGATGGATACACAAAGACACCGGCGAGCGTCGTTTTCGTGAGTCCTTGATATTCGTATCTCGGAAAAACGGAAAAACGAGTCTTATAAGTGGACTCTCCACTTACATGGTAGCTTATGATGACGAGCAAGGGGCTAACGTGTATGTATTGGCTAACGCACGAGACCAAGCAAGTTTGTTGTTTGATAAAGCGTCAGAAATGGTTAAACAATCGCCTGCATTGTTCAAAAAATTTGGAAAGCCAAAACGATCGTCCATTAACTATGCGCCGGCGTTTTCCAAAATGGAACCGCGGGCGTCGGATAGCCGAAAGCTTGACGGACTCAATACACACTTTGGTATTTTTGATGAAATCCACGAGTTTACGGATTACAAACTAATCAATGTAATCAAGAAATCACGTGGAACACGAAAACAACCGTTAATCGTGTATATTACGACTGCTGGCTACGTGCTAGACGGTCCCTTAATGTCTTACTACGACCAAGGCGTGGATTGTTTGGAACATCTAGATGACAATCTAGACGAGCGGACGTTTTACTATTTAGCGAAATTAGATAAGCCGGAAGAAGCTGATGACCCACGAATGTGGATTAAAGCCAATCCGAATATCTGCTTAATGAATTTTGTCGGCATGATTGACGATTATATAAAAGACAAAAAGGACCCGAAAGAATACGCCGATTGGATTACGAAACAGTTTAATCTGTTTTCCGATATCGATGAGCTGTCATTTGTCGATATGCCAACGATTAAGAGAAACAATAAAACCATTGACATTGAAACGCTCGAAGGCAAAAAGTGTGTCGGTGGTTTTGACTTGTCCGAAACAGAAGACTTTACCGCAGCTGTTTTAGAATTCCCGCTTGAAACCGGCGAGGTATTCATTTTGCAACATACATGGATCCCGCAAGCTAGATATGATCGAGATAATAACCAGGAGCGTATCAAAGCGTGGGAAAAGGCGGGGGATTTAACGATTATTCCTGGTGATTACGTCAATTATGAATACGTCTTGAACTGGTTTGTGGAAAATTCAAAGATCTACGACATTGTAAAAATCAATTACGACAAGGCTAAAGCACTGCGGCTGAACAAGGAATTAGAAAATGCAGGATTTGAAACTGCCGAGATCCGTCAAGGGTTTCTATCGCTAGGTGGTCCGATGCAAAACTTCAAGGAAATGCTATTGGACGGCAAAGTGATTTTCAACAATTCCAAGCTTTACCGATGGTATCTATCCAACGTCAAGCTGGTGATGGATCGCAACTCAAACTGGATGCCGTCTAAGCAGTCCAAGAGTAGAAAAATAGATGGTTTTGCAGCAAGTTTGAACAGCCACGCCGAAGTGTTGAATATGTTGGTTAATCCTGTCGGAACCGGGAAAGTAACCTATTACTCGATTTCCGATTTAATGAATATGTAAGAAAGGTGTGGAGGAATGAGTATTTTAGATCGTTTGCGTTCTTTTGGCCGAGCGAAGCCGAAAGCGAGCAAACAAGAGTATTTTTTGAATGACCCGGGATTGATACCGTATTTAGTCGGAAAAGATGAAATATCAGAAGGGATTTTTTCCGTAATTAGCCGTGTATCGAACGTTTTTGCGTCTCTCCCTCTCAAAATGATAGATGTGGAGTTTGGCCAACCGGACGACTGTCCTGCATACAACTTGTTGAGCGAAGGCCCTCGATATTTTACAAAGTTTGATTTTTTCCGGGACGTGGAAGTTTTGAGAAACTACCAAGGGAATGCGTATGTGCAGATTTTCCGAAATATCAATGGAGAAGTAGCAGATATGGCGTTAGTAAAACCTGGTGCTTGCCATCCAGTGATTGATATGGATAGCGGGGAGCTTTACTACCAAGTAACTGCGACTGACAAAGGCAGTTACAAGCAAGTTATCTATGTACATTACATGGAAATGCTCCACTTTAAACAACCGAGGTTTGGCGGCTTGGAAGGTGCAGACCCCACAAAAGTATTAACGAATACCCTCGGATATGATCGAGAAGTCCGAAAAATCTCTTTAAGTCAGCTTAAAGGAAGTAATGAAGGGCTAAAAGTTAAGTTTGCTAGCAATATGGATGAAGAAGCTAAAAAAGCTACAGTTAAAAACATTGCTGATTTTTATCGACAAAACGGTGGACTACTTGTGGAAGAAAACGGTGTAGAAATCGAACGTTTACAACGAGAGCTGGTAGACAGCAAGCTTTTAGATACTGATAAAATATCTCGCTCCAGAATCGCGATGGTCTACAACGTGCCGGAACATTTCATCGGGAATAACCAGTCGAGTTACTCTTCACAGGAACAGCTCAATATGGAGTTTTTGACATACAATCTAGTACCGACCGTTAATCAATATGAAGCGGAACTAAATAAGAAAACACTATCGAGAGCTGAAAAAGCTAAGGGTTATCGATACAAGTTTAATATCGCAAGTTTGCTAAGAGCTGATACTCAGGCAAGAGGCCAATTCTATCAAATTATGCGGCGAGGCGGAGCATATTCTGCCAATGATGTTCGAAGATTTGAGGACTTGCAGCCAATAAATAAAACCGGTATGGATGATTACCATATTTCCGGAGACCTATATCCAATCGATATGGATCCAACATTAAGAAAAACAACCTCGTCTAAAAGCGTAGCCGAAAACGGTTAGGCTTTTTTAGTTTGCACCGAAGGGAGGTGGAAGGATGAAAAAAGTGACGTTAAGCGGCGATGTCGTGGATAACGATACCGCGTGGCTTTATGACTGGTTTGGGATCGATTGTATCTCACCAGGGAAAATTTCTGCCGCTCTTACAGAAGCAGCGGGGGATGAAGTAGAACTTGATATCTCATCGAACGGTGGGGATGTCCTAGCGGCAAGCGAAATATATACCGCTATCCGCGCCTATCCAGGGAAGGTATCTGGAAATATTGTGAGCATTGCGGCAAGTGCTGCGAGTGTAATTGCTTGTGCTTGCGAACCGCTTAGAATCTCACCTACGGCACACATCATGATTCATAACGCATGGGTGACCACTAGTGGCAACGCTGAGGAATTAAAAGCCAATGCAGAAATGTTAAGCAGTGTGGATGAATCTATTGTTAATGCTTACGAGATCAAAACAGGACTAGATCGGAAAAAACTTGCTGATTTAATGGCGAAAGATACTTGGTTAAATGCTCAAACAGCAGTAGCGGAAGGTTTTGCGGATGAAATTATGTTTGCAGAAGCACCAGTAACGGTACTCAATGCCTCTCAACCGGTTATTCCAAAAAACGCAGTAACTAAGTTGAAAAATTTAATACTCAAAGCGGAAACACCGCAAAAAGAAACACTCTTACAGAAAAAACTAAAAGCCTTAAATGGAGGGAAAAACGAATGAATTTAGAACAATTAAAAAATGCGTGGGTCGAGGCGGGAAGTAAAGTCTCTGACTTAAATGCACAACTCAATGCAGCATTGGTTGACGATGAAAAAACAGAAGAAGATGTAGTAAGTTTGCAAGCACAAGTAAAAGCAGCACGGGCTAAACGGGACGGATTGAAAGAGCAAGTGGCAAATATGGAAGCCGAACAAGTCTTAAACGTCAAAAAAGAACCATTAGATAAAAAAGATGAAAACTTGAAAAACAAGTTTATCAAAGACTTTAAAGCGATGGTCAATGGTGATCCTGCTATTATGGCTACTTTGACATCTGATACGGATGAATCTGGTAATGCTATCGGATTGACTATTCCTGTAGATGTGCAAACGACTATTCATACTTTGGTTCGTCAGTTTGACTCATTACAAGAATACGTAAACGTTGAAAAAGTGACCACTACCAGCGGTTCTCGCGTTTATGAAAAATGGTCTAATATTACACCGTTGACTGCTTTGGATACTGAAGACGGTGAAATCCCAGCAAATGACGATCCTGCACTTTACTTGATTAAATACTTGATCAAACGCTATGCAGGTATTTCCACAGTAACTAACAGCTTGCTAAAAGATACCGCCGAAAACATTTTGGCATGGTTGTCTAAATGGATCGCGAAAAAAGTAGTTGTTACTCGCAATACAAAAATCTTGGCAGCTATTGATGGAATCAAAGCGGCACAAAAGAAAGATGTTAAAGATGTTGATGGAATTAAAGATATCGTAAACGTCCAACTTGATCCAGCTATCGAAGCTACATCTATGTTTATTACAAACCAAGATGGCTTCAATGTTTTAGATAAAGTGAAACGTGCTGATGGTTCTTACTTGTTACAAAAAGACGTAGCTTCTGCAACTGGATATACCTTCTTAGGTAAACCAATCAAGAAAATTGCTTCTCGTTTCTTGCCAAATAAAGGGACACAAGCTACTCCTAAATATCCACTGTACATTGGTGATCTGAAAGAAGCCGTTACATTGTATGATCGCGAAAACATGAGCTTGCTGACAACGAATATTGGTGGTGGAGCTTTTGAAACAGACACCACTAAAGTACGCGTCATTGATCGCTTCGATGTGCAACTAGTTGATGATGAAGCGGTTGTTTTGGCTACATTTACAACTATTGCGAACGAGACACCGGCGAGCGTTTAAGGAGCTGATTTCTTATGATTCTTGATCCTAGAATGGATTTAGACGAAATCAAAAACGCACTAAAGATTGATACCGATGATGACGATGTGGAAGTAAGCCGTGCGGCACAAGCTGCAATTGCATACATTAAAGGGGCTATCGGAAATGATAAGCCCTCTTTTTATACGCAAGAAAGCGACACAGTTGATCTGATTAATTTAGCTATTCTGCAATTAGCGGATCACTATTACAAAGCGCGTTCTGCAACCGTGAGTGGGAACTTGCGAGAGTACGATTTAGGTTTTACAAGCCTAATCTTGCAACTCAAAGCAAGTTATTTGCTTTTTGTGGAGGAGGAGTAGCGTATGCCCCTTATTCAAACAGGAAATTTAAATCAACGCATCAAGTTTGTCCGAGATATGACTGTTAAGGATGAGGACGGGCAAGTTGTCCCGACTTCTACAACCATTCTTACTTGCTGGGCAAGTGTGCAGACACAACGCCTGAACGATATTAAGACGTCGATTGGTACGGCTTTGGAAGGAACACTGACGTTCATTATCCGCTACCAACAAAAATCAGAGCTAACCAATGATATGAAAGTGCGTTGGAATGGAAAAACGTTTGAAATCATTACGATTACGAAAGGCGAGTTTGCGAAGGACTTCACGACAATCATTGCAAAAGAGGTTTCAAAATGAGTGTAGAAGTCGATGCAACCGAAGTGTACAAAGCGCTTAGGGAAGTAAAAGCAAACGTTCAACGAGTGGAAAGCCCAGCACTTAGAAAAGCTGGGGAGTACGCTCAAGAAAAGTTACGACAAAACACACCTTACTGGGATGGAACGAAGTCAAACGGTAAACGTGGTTCGTATATGCAAGAACATGCTAAGAACCATGTGGTTACAAGCTCGGTAAAAAACGGATTGATAGAAGTCGGCTATGATAAAGATGTTTCTTGGCGGATGCACTTTATCGAGTTCGGAACAATCAAACAACGTCCAAAAGGTTTTGTACAAAAAACACAAAAGCAAATCGAAAAACAAGTAACACAAATCATTGCTGACGAAGTAAAAAGGAGGCTAGGACTTTGAAAACGGCAGTATCACAAGTCTATTCAATTCTGAATAGCAATGAAAAAACAAAGAACATTGATTTTTACACCAATAGTGTTCCGGAATCAGCTCAAACAGTACCTAGCCTTCCAGTTGGCAGAATTACAGAGATATCCGGCAACTATGAAGATTTTGCAAGCAACAATCCTTTGACCATTCAATTTAACGTACAGGTAGATGTATGGGTGTCAACCATGAAAGAGGTTGATGCCTTTTATTTTGCCCTTGATGAGGTTATGAGGGGGAATGGTTGGCAATGCGCATACACGGAACAAACAGATGACGAGGACTTAGAAGGTGCAAAGCGGATTATCAAACGATATGTAGCAAATATTTCACTAAATTAAAAGGAGAGAAAATAGATGGCAACAGTAGGATTTGAGAGCGTCATTTTTGGCGTAAAAACAGGTGCAGGCGGCACTCTAAAAGAATTAGTAGCAGATAAATCGAAAGGCGGAGCGATCGAAGCTAAAATTACTGGATTAGGCGCAACTTCTAACACAACATACGCTTCAAACGTACCGTTCTTCATTGCAAGTAAAGGGGTTTCGTCGCCAAAAGTTACGCTTGACGTGGCAGACTTAATGGATAACGGCATTTACAGCGAAATCATTGGTGCTAAAACCGTGGATGGTGTAAATGTAATTGGTTCAGAAACTGAAGCGCCTTACGTGTCGGTAGTCATGGTTACAGCGAACAAAGAAGGAAAACGCTTATTCATGGGATTGGCAAAAGGAAAATTCAGTCATCCAGATATCGACATGAAAACAGCTGAAGACAAAGGGGTAGAATTGCAAACCGATTCTATCGAAGGGGAATTCATTTCTGATGAACGTGGCTATGTATACTTAACAGCCGTAGAATCAGAAGAAATGACCTTACAAAAATTCAAGGACTTGGTAAATAACAAAGCGGGGGAGTAGTTAACCCCGAAAGCATCACACTGGATAAAGCAACACTGGCGCTAGAAACTGGCGCAACTGGCACTTTGACCGCTACGGTACTTCCTAACGACGCAACAGACAAAGGCATTGTTTGGAGTACTAGCGATGAAGCAATCGCAACAGTTAGCACAGCAGGTGTAGTGACAGCAGTAAAAGCAGGAACAGCAACTATCACAGCAACAACGAAAGTCGGCGCTAAGAAAGCTGCATGCGCAGTTACAGTGACTGAAGCACCACAAGGTTAGCCATTTTTGGCTAGCCTTATTTTTTGTAAAAACAAGGAGGAAAACAAATGATTGAATTGCAATTGAAACTTGACGGAAAGAAAAAAACATTCAAACAACAAGATATTTCCGCACGTGCAATGCGTGAGTGTATCAAATTTTACGAGAAAGCGGAAAAAGCAGACCTAACTGATTTAGAAGCAATTGATTCAATGATTGCAATTACAGCAGATATTTTCCAAGATCCAGCAGTTACATTTGATGCTATTTTAGACGGTTTGACTGCGAGCGAGTTAGTACCGGCATTAGAAAGTGTTTTTGAACAAATCAATGAACTGGGAAACAATGAAAAAAAGCAGATGGCGAGCAAAAAGAGATAAGTTTTTCTGAAGCTAGGAAAGCAATGGATCAAATCTACAAAGATTTAATCGAATCAGGTTGGACGATGAGAGATGTGGACGAAGCCGACTATCATTATTTGTTACACCTTTTTGGAGAAGTGGAGAGTGGCGAAGAATATGTAGATGGTGCTGATTTTATCAAACAATTTTTATCGGCTGAAGACTTGGTAAAACTTGAGGAAGGAGGTAAATAATGGCAGGAAAAGGACAACCGGCAGGAAATATCAAGCTAGGGATTAGTTTAGATAGCACTAATTTTGGTAACACGCTGGACGAAATCAATGCGAAAGTCAAACAAGCTGAGTCGAATATGCGTGCCAATCTAAAGGCTTATGATTCAGCAGGACGTTCATACGAAGCACTTAGTCAAAAGACGAAAGACTTGTCTACGGTTATGGAAGGGCAAAACGCCAAAGTAAGAGAATTAACAAAGCGCCGTGATGAAGCGATTAGCAAGTATGGCGAGGAATCGAAACAAGTTGCTAACCTTAACACACAGATAAACAATGCTACCGCAAAATATAATGCTTACAGTCGCCAGTTGAACGACACAAAAAAAGAATTGGTGTATTCCAAAACAGCCGTCAATGATTTATCTAATGAAATCAAAGAAAATGAACGACAAATGAACGCCGAAGTAAAAGCGTTGAAGTCTGCAGGTAACGAAGCAGGAGCTTTTGAAGCAAAACAAAAAGGGCTAGCCAAACAAACGGAATTATCCGAGAAAGCTATCGAAGAACAGCGCAAAGTTGTGAAACTGATGGCTGATGAGTTTGGCGATTCAGCAGATGAAACTGAAGATGCAAAAAGGGCATTAGAAAAGTTAGAACGACAAAGCCAAATATCTAGCAGGCAATTAGAAGCACTCAAAAGCTCCAGCGATCAAGCAGGAAAAAAAATAGAAGATTTTGGCGACAAGTCCACAAGGTCAGCTAGGAAACTGGATGGGCTAAAAGACAAATTAGGCTCGCTAAAAAGCGCATTTTCGTTTGGTGCAGTTGCTGGATTAGCGCATAACGCTATTAGCAGTGTAGTAAGTGGCGTGCAAGGCTTGGTTGGCGAAGCAGTAAACGCATCGGATTCATTGATGAAGTTTTCCAAAACCATGGAGTTTGCTAACTTTGGGAAGTCACAGATAGAAAGCTCGAAAAAAGAAATGAAAGACTACGCCGATAAGACGGTTTATGGTTTAGAAGAAATCCTGAACACAACCGCACAATTGGCATCTAATGGGATTCCTAACTATACAGAACTAACCAAGGCGGCAGGTAACTTGAATGCCGTTGCAGGCGGTTCTAGTGATACATTCAAATCCGTTGCCATGATGCTAACGCAGACGGCAGGAGCTGGGAAACTAACAACTGAAAACTGGAATCAATTAGCAGATGCGATACCGGGTGCTTCAGGACTGTTACAAGACGCTATGTTGAAAAACGGAGCTTATACAGGAAACTTCCGTGATGCAATGGCGCAAGGTCAAATCACTTCCGACGAGTTTAACCAAGCTATTACACAGTTAGGTATGAATGACGGAGCAGTTAAGGCAGCCACTTCCACAGACACATTGAGCGGTTCTTGGGAGCAGATGAAATCCACTGTAATAAATGGGCTACAAAGTATTATAGAAAAAATAGGCGTTGAAAATATCACTGGTTTTATCAATACATTAAGTACCAAAATAGAAGAAGCAATGCCTTCTATAGCTAATTTCATGGGTAAATTAGGTGAGTTTGCCAAATGGATTGCAGATAACAGAGAGTCACTGACATGGCTCGTAGGTATCATAGGCGGGATAACTCTTGCAATTAAAGGATTAGCTGTAGCTTCAGCCATATTTGGAGCTATTTCTGTAGTAGCAGGAGGGTTAGTTGTAGCATTAGGAGCATTGGTTGGAGCTTTGGTAGTAGCTTATACAAAATCCGAAACGTTTAGAAACATAGTCAATGCAGCTTTTACAGCTGTGAAAAATGTAGTTATGGGCGTTGTCGACAAATTGGTGGAATACTACAGAATGTTGTGGGGCGTGTTGCAGTGGCTTTGGGAAAAAATAAAAGAATGGGCTTCATGGATTGGTAATAAATTCATTGAAATGAAGAACAGCGTTGTGAACACAGTCAAAAATTTGTGGAACAGCGTGAAAAACTTCTTCAGCAATGGCGTTGGAGACACTTGGAATAAGGTAGTTGGCTGGGTAAAAAACATTTTCAACAAAGCAACTGAATTGAAGAACAAAGTTTCTGATGTAATCGGTAACCTTTGGAACGGTATCAAAGACACATTCCGTAGAGGTATTGATACGGTATTCAATTGGTTTTCAGAACTACCGAAGAAGATGAAGGATGCCATTATTGGCGGTAAAAATGCCATTGTTGATGCGTTCAAAAGTATTTTCAACGCAGCACTTAAAGCGATAGGTAAACCAGTTAACGCAATCATCCATGGAGCTTCATGGGTACTAGAAAAACTGGGTGCTGACAAACTCAAAGAATGGAAAGTGCCGCAATACGCAAAAGGAACACCGAACGGAGGTCATCCGGGCGGTCCTATGATGGTAAATGACGGTAGAGGTGCTGAAGCGGTAATCACACCTAACGGACAAGCATTTATCCCACGAGGGCGAAATGTAGTGTTGAATGCACCAAAAGGCACACACGTTCTAACAGCTGAAGAAACAGCTTATATGACTGGAAACAAAGCACCAAGATATAGATACGCCAAAGGTACAGGCTTTTTCGGAAATCTATGGAACAACGTCAAAGGATTTGCTGGAGATGTTGGAAACAAGCTGAAAGATGTAGTCGGCGATGTATGGGATTTTGTAACAGACCCGGGAGCATTGGCTAGGAAAGTGTTAAATGGTCTTGGCGTACTGGAAGGGCTTGTCAAATATCCTTTAGATGTTGGTAAAGGTATTCTAAGCAAGGCTACCGAAGCATTGACGAACAAAATCACAGAACTATTCAGCAGTGGCAGTTTAGACACTTCAATGGGCATGCAAGGCGTTTACAAATACTTGGCGGACGTTGCAGTTGCAGTAATGAAGAAGTTTCCAGGCTTTCAAGTAACATCAGGTTATCGTGAAGGCGATCCATACTCACACGGAAAGCACAACGCAATTGATATTGCGCTACCGGGAGTCGTGAATGGTTCCCCTAGATATACAGAAGCAGCCAATTACGCATTTGAGAAGTTTGCAAACAAAATCGGCTATGTTATCACAAATGGCAAGGTTCGTGACCGTTCAGGACAATCAGGTACAGGTGTGCATGATGATTGGCGGACATGGCCTGATGGTGACCACTACGACCACGTGCATTTAAACGGTGTAAGAGATCCACAGGGCGGACTTGTTAGCGGTGGCGATAGCGTTGGTGGGAGTGGCGTAGAACGCTGGCGGCCATATGTAAAACGTGCTTTGAAAATGAATAACTTACCAACCTCATCCGCTTATGTTGATGCGTGGATGCGACAAATCCAAACAGAATCAGGTGGCAATCCGCTTGCCATTGGTGGAAATGACGGCTTAGCAGACGGCAATGCCACTGGATTGCTCCAAACAAAACCGGGAACATTTGCTGCGAATGCTTTTCCAGGATACGGCAATATAATGAGCGGTTTCGATAATATCTTAGCAGCTATCAACTACGCTAAAAAACGCTATGGTTCGGATATGTTAGGTGTGATTGGGCGTGGTCATGGTTACGCAAACGGTGGAATTGTAAACCAACATCAAATTGCGGAAATCGCAGAAGGAAACAAGCCAGAAATTATTATTCCGTTAGATAAGGCTAAACGATCAAGAGCGATGCAGTTGCTTGCGATTGCTCAAGATAAGTTAGGAGTAAAACCAAAAAGCGTAAATAATAGTAGCGATTCGAGCGGAACGTTAGAAACATTAGTTTCACTGATGATTCAGCAGAATAACTTGCTATCTAAACTTTTAGCAAAAGACACAAGTGTCAAACTTGATGGTAAAGCAATTGCAGACAATACAAATGGATACTTAGGTAACCAGTTGAAACGTTCGCTATATACAACAGGTTAGGAGGGATAAAGTGAATGGCTATTTAATCGATTTTCGCTTCATAAAAAATCAAGAGATAGTATCTTTAAAAGAAGAATTGGGCATAGAGTGTATTTCTTTTGCACGAAAAGCACCACAACTAAATGTAGAATACCAAGAATTTTCAGGGTCAAACGGTTCGAGAGAAGTCGAAAAAAGTTTCAAATCGTTCACTATCGAAGTGGAATTTTATGCTGAATTCAAAAATATGTATGACTATCAACTAAAAGAAACTGAATTATATGCGTTTCTATTCGATGACGAAGGATATTATGTTTTTACAGATAGAGAACCGGGCAAAAAATACTTTGTCCGTCCTAACTCAGTAGAAGTGAATGAAGTTGGTCTAAGATATGCAACTTACAAGACGACTTTCACTGTTTTTAGAGGTTGTTCCGAATCGATGGCTTCCACGTTATCGGATTTTTCACTGTCTAATGAATGGCAATTTTCACAAGGTCTAGTTGCGGAAGATTATAAGTATACGCACCGAACCAGTAATTTTATCATTTATAATGCTGGCGATTTTGCTATTGATCCACGTGAACATGCTCTAAAAATCACTTTGGAAGGTGAATCAGAAGGCAACGTGACTATTTTCAACAAAACGACAGGGGAACGATTCATCTACTATCCGGAGTTTTCTACGTTGCTAGGCCAAACTTTGACTTTAGACCGTGTTTATCCGAAGTTGAACGGTGTAAATTGCGGAATTGACACGAATTTAGGTTTGATAACGTTAGCGGTTGGAACGAATGAAATTGAAATACAAAATGTTACTAGAGTGGAGTCAAAATGGGACTTCAATTTTTTGTATAAGTAGGTGGGAATTTGAAAGATATTTTTATCCAAGACTACGAGAAAACAAAAAAAGAAATATTGACTGACTACGATAAAAGTACATTTACTGAAAATTGGCAAGAGAACGAAACGTGGGAAATTTCGTTCACTATTGTCAAAACAAAATTCAATGAATTGGCTTTTGATTTAGTCGATTACGAAAATTCAGTATTTTTCAATGGACAAGAGTTTATCGTAAAACAAATGGGCGTTTCTGCCGAAGGGGCAGCAATCACAAAAACAGTTACAGCCACGCACATTTACTACACCATGCAAGATGGCTTTCAGTACGACACAATCACAGGAACACGCTCTATCAACCAACTGCTAGCGCATGTTTTCAAACCTGATAACCGTGGTTTTACATGGAATGTTGTAGATCCGAACAAGAAGTTTTTGCCAGTTGAACAAGAAAACTTCGGGAATGGGAACTATTTGAAACTGGTTGAAGAAATTTTGAAAGACTATGATGCGATAGTGATTCCGGACAACAAAAACCTTACTTTCTTCCCTCGTTCAGAATATGGTAAAAAAACTGAAGAACAAATACGCTACAAATACAATACCGATTCTGTGAAATTTGATATTGATACTTTGAATTTGAAAACACAGATAAAAGGATTTGGCAAGAAAAAAGAAGACGACACTTACTACTTCACGCCAATCACATATACAAGTAAGCAGTCGGAAAAATGGGGTATACGTGTCCAAAGTCCAGTTAGTGATGATCGTTACACCGTTTCAGGGAACATGCTAGAACGTTTGAAACAAGACTTGCAAGACTATCCAACAATCACTGGCACAGTTACTATGAAATGGCGTGTAGAGCCTAATAAGGGCGATTACGTGGCGTTTGTCTATGAGCCGTTAGGTGTCAATACCTATATTCAAGTGGTAGGAATCAAGACGTATCCAGCATTGGAAAATAAACCGCCAGAAATCACATTGAGCAACACAAAGAAAACAATGACGTCGATACTCGCTGAAATGGCACAGAAAGGAGTGATTTGATGGGGTTATTAAAATTAATCGGTAACCGTATCTCTACGGAATGGAAAGAGAAATTTAATAAAAACATTGACTACCTCAATGATCTTGAAAAGAAACTATCTGATCAAGACAAATCAACGAACAGTCGTATTGATAATCTCGTGCTTCATTCAGGCGGTGATTCTCCTAACGAAGTGGTGGATGCACGTGTAAATAATAAGGGAGAAATCTTTGATACATTACACGGAAGATTATTAGAACATGAAAACCTGTCGGACGAACAAATTAGTGAATTAATTACAAACGCCGCTAGTCAGAAAGAACAAGTAGAGCAATTAAACAAAGCAGTCCAACAAATCATTGGAGGGTATAACGAACCTATCAGTATCTATGTTTCAAAGGATGGAAACGACCAGACTGGAGATGGATCTCAAGAGAAACCATTTCTCACGATTCAAACTGCAGTCAATTCAGTTCCGCTAATTACTACATCATCTGTCACCATCTGGATTAGCGATGGGGTGTATTTGGAAGATGTATATGTCAATGGTTTAACATTTAGAACATTTGTCATACGTCCTTTAAATGATACAAGCACATTAGACCCTCAAGTGTCTGATTGTCCAGTAAAAGTTAGAAGTATTATGTTCGCAACGTGCACTGGCTATTGTCAAATCGTCGGAATGCAGATCGTTGACACTGCAAATTCTCCACTTTTTCAAGGAAGACAGTATGGAATTGTCAATGAACAGAGTGGCTATATGGCTATTAGTCAATGCAAATTTGCGGAGAATACTAAATCATTGGCATATAACGCTGTATACGTAGGTGGGACTTCTAAGATGAATATGTATGGTTCAACAACATTCATTAATCAAGACATAGCTGTGCAAGTTCGTCTGCTATCAGAGTTTAGTGTGGGCGACTTGAAGGGTTCAGGCAATAACATTGGGGTGTACGTTGATGCAGCAACTGCTAGATATGCCAAGCCAGCTGCAGGATTTGCGACAACTGAAAACAGAATTATTGGTCGAGGATTGATTATCAACAATGGGCAGGTGTTAAGTTAATGGTTTATAAAATGAATGAATCGATCATTGTGATTCAAGCAGAAGCCACTAGTCCAAACAGGACGAATGTTGTTTTTTGGTCGCATGATCGAGGAACAGCTAAGCTTCGAATGAAGTTAGTTCGGAAAAACGGCATCCCTCAAAGTCTGCCAGAAGGAACAACCGTTCCAATTCGTCTGATATTTAAATCTGCAACGGCAGAAGGTGGATATGGAAAACATGACTATCTTGCCACCATTGAAGATCGTGTGAATGGCATTGTGTCTATCGTATTAGAAGATAATATTTTAGGATATGTCGGTAAAGTAGAAGGTAGCGTATATATTGATTTCCCAGACGACCGCTCGTTAGATACGGCTGGTCGTTTTACTTTTGACATCAAACGCAGTCCAATCGATGATAGTACGCCAGAACTAGAAGATTATTACTTCAATGGTTTCAGTCAGACAATCGATAAAATCGAAAAAATTCTAGCTGATGGAAAGCAAGAGATTGAACAGAAAATTGCGGAATCCGAAACGCAGATTGATGCGAAAGTAAAAGACACAAACGATAAAATCACGAAAGCCAATCAAGATGTCGCAACTCTCAATACTAATATTGATAAGGCAAATGATCGTATTGATCAAACCAATCAGCAAATCGGCGATCTCGGCAAGCTGAAGAAAATATACAGTAATAGCATCGACTTCGGGGACTATGATTATTCGGGGAGAGCTAACTTAATGCCTAACCTAGACTTTTCTAAGCTAAGCGGAACGAACTACATGATTCAAACGCCACCGCCTTATATAAAAGATGGCGGGACTTACTTTGTACTAGACGCTTCAGACGCAAGCGCCGCTAATACAACGCGAAACGTTTTTATTCCATTCTTAGGACGCTTAGAAAAAGGCGCTACTTATATGGTAACCATCCCGATGATGATATCCGAAGATTTTGGAACGGATTACGGTAGTAGTCCTATTTATCCATATAATGTAAACGACGGCGCAACAACTACACGTTCTTTGACAATGACGCCTAACGCTGATTGTCGTGAAAAATGGCAATTTGTCGAAAAAGCTTTTACCGTTCCTAGTAACATGACGGATGGTAAATTTGCACCGTTCTTGCAAGTTTATCAAAATAAAAATCAAACAGGAAAATTGTACATTGGTTATGATATTAAAATTGAGAAAGTAACGTCAACAAGTGATACAGCCACACCATATCAACCTAACTTACTTGATGATCCTTACTGGGTAGGTAAAGCGCCATTGGGTGAGAATATTGCTGACCCTACAAAAAAATTTCCTATTAAGTCTAGTGGTGCAGAAATATATACTGGTACTATGACAGAGCCTTTTGTTGTGGGAGAAACTTATACTGTAACGCTTAAGGGTACTAAACCAGCGGATAAAAATTTTAGATTATTTAACCCAGGCATTGCTGGGTATGGTAATTTGTCACCTGTGGAAGGAGTCACAGATGTGTGGTCATTAACTGTTACAGTAGATAAAGTAGCTGCTGACCCTAGAATAGTTGGCATAAATCAAACCCCAACAGATAATCCTGGCGCATGTCAAATTGACTGGCTCAAGATCGAAAAAGGCAACACTCGAACCCCGAATATTAGTCAGTTTAAATACTTCGGTGAAGGCTTGAAAGACAGTAACAATCCGAATGATTACAGTTGGGATATCACACCTGAATATACTGAAAAAGGCTTGAATGATTCTGTGAGCTTAACCGAACCACAATCTGTAGATGGAACTAAGAACTTTTTAGAAACCCCTCTAGTTAATGGGAAAAATGTACTGGTAGAAGAAAAGCCGTTGCCTTATGAAGCGTGGCATTCAACAGGAACTGAACAAACTGGTATTTCTAATAAAGCTCGGTTAATTATTGGACCAGTAGCAACTACCATTGGAGCAAAATTGAATCGATCCATGAAAGAGAATCCGTTGACTTGGAATTCTGGAAATTGGCAAGCCACAGCTAATCGAGACTGTACTTTGTTGGTAGAAGGGCTAGTTAGATATCAGTTTGGCGGATCAACAGCTGGCCAGTATGGTTATATTACTTTTTATAAAGACGATGCTCAAACTAGTTCTATTGGTTTCGCAGGTGGTGTTGGTATAAATGGAACTGCATTGCAATGGAAGCATGGGCTTCACTTTAGTAGAATTTTCGCGTTAAAAAAAGGAGAGTACTTCAATATCACTTTTGAAACTCAGGATGGTAAGAAGTTAGATTTTTCTCAAATAAACACGCTGCACATTATGGAAATAGAATCTTAGATTAAAGGAGTGAAACGAATGAAAAACATTTGGAAATACGGACGTACTGGCGGAGAGTATGCAGGAAAAGTATTGGACGATATGCTTGTATCCGTTCCTTACACAGATCAGCCTCCACTTGAAGGGGTTCGTGCTGATGGGGAGCCGCTAACGATTGCTGATCAGATGTTTGATCCTAAACTGAACCAATGGATTGTGTTAGCGAACGCGTTAGATCACAACGATTTAAACAATCTCAAAGCGATGTATGAGGCTCTGGAACATGAAAACGACAACCTAAAACAGCTAAATGCCAAACTCATGCTAAACGATGTAGCAATTAAACAGGAAAATACTGCATTGAAAGAAAAAGCGGATAGTTTAGCACAAATCAATTCAAAAATGATGCTTGCTTCGTTACAAAATAGCAAAGACATTTCAGAAATTAAAGAGCAACTAAATCCAGCTTCAAAGGGAGGTGAGTAGTATGTTTAGTTTTAGCGATGTGAAAATGATGTATGATTGGGGCTGTTTTACTGACGATCAAGTTCGACAATTCGTTCCACTATGCATTACAGACGAAGAAGCAGATAAAATCATTAGCAAAGAAGAGAGCGCATCTTAATTGATGTGCTTTTTATTTTGATTCAAGGAGTTGTCACATGATTAATTTAGGGGAATGGGGAGCGATAGCAGGATCAATAACCGCTATCGTTTCTTTGATTTTATTAGTAATAAAACCAATTACTGCATCTTTCTCGAAGATTACTGAGACTCTTTCAAAAGTAAGCCGAAATTTAGATTTACTGACTAAAGATTTAGAAGCAAGCAAATCTGATCGCATTACTATTCATGAAGAATTGAAGAAACATGATGAAAGATTAGATACACATGCAGAAAAATTGGTGGAACACACGCAACAAATTAAAACTTTATTTAGAGAAAAATCTAGGTAAAAAAGAAAGGAGTTAAGAAGAAATGATTTTACCCGATAAGTATTATCAAGTCATTAAATGGACAGTTTTAACAGTATTGCCAGCTGCTTCTGTGTTAGTAGCAACGTTAGGGAAAGCCTATGGATGGAATGAAACAGATATGACAGTACTCACTATCAATGCAGTAGCAACATTTTTAGGTGTTATCACTGGTGTGTCGGCTTATAATTTGAAAAAATAGGAGGAAACAAATGAAAAAGAAAATTACTATTACTGCGATGAGCCTATTAACGGCTCTTTTTTTATTGCCAATTAATGGGTTCGCCTATACGATTAACAATGAATTTAATTTGGGCTCAAACGAAGGTAGCTCACAAGTAGCAAATAATCAGTACATTTTACTGCATGAAACGGCTAATGAAACAGCAACAGGACGCAATGAAGCGCAGTATATGCAACGTTCATGGACTAGCGCTTATACTGCTTATATTGTGGGAGACGGCGGAATTGTTTATCAAGTCGGTCAACCTGGTTATGTACAGTACGGTGCTGGTTCGTATGCTAATGCCAACAGTCCTGTGCAGATTGAGTTACAACACACACATGATAAAGCAACGTTTGAGAAAAACTACAAGGCATACGTTGAATTGGCTAGAGATTCAGCAATGAAATATGGTATTCCATTAACGTTGGACACTCCTTATAACCAACCGGGAATCAAATCGCATTTATGGGTAACACAAAACATCTGGGGCGATCATACAGATCCTTATGGTTATCTTTCTGAAATGGGCGTAAGTAAAGAAAAATTAGCATATGATTTAGCTCATGGATTTACCGATGAAAATCCGACAACTTCAGATGATAAACCAGTCATTGATCCAACTAGAGCAGGTGCAGCAAATCCTACGCTGACAGATGGAACAAATTACGCCCACATTGATCAGTTTGGGGAAATCGAAAACGCAAACTTGCATGTGGCTGGATGGCACATTGCTAACTATAAATACGAGTATATTTTCATTATGGACTACAATACTGGAAAAGAACTAGCTAGAGTAAAAGCTGATGGAATATATAGACCAGATGTAAATCAAGCTTATAATACTTCTGGAAACGTTGGCTATCATGTATCTTTCAATATGCGTAATTTTCCTAATAAGAAAGTCTATGTAATGATGCGTGCAACGAATGATCCAGAGGGAAACACTAAAGGCGGAGCGCAAGATTTCCATGACAAACGTTGGTATTTGAATATTCCACAACGATAAAAAATAGCCCCTCGTTGAGGGGTAGTACATAAATTATATAAACTTTATCCATCCCAAACATTTAGTTTTAGGCCAAAGAAGTTTTAGTAACACAAGAAAGTTAAAAATAATGAAAATACCAAAAATAAGAAATTTCATAATATTGTCAGCTTTTAAAATAAACATATCCTTAAAAGGATTTACCCAATCAGAATATCTCACTGCTTTTAAAACTAGCGAAAATAAAAATAAATCTACAAAAAAGAACAAACTAAAAGAAAGAGTAGGATGTTTCTGTCTGATTGTACAAGAACATTCTTCTTCATTTTTACACGAACAGCTTTTTAGTTTAAGTCCTGTTAACTTAGAAATTGCATTAAAAGAAATAAATACAATTAATATCAAAGTGATAGCTGATAAAGAAATATACATAAGAATTTTAGAAATAGGAGTTTCTGCTAAATTGTCACCAATAGCGCCAATTTGTGATAACCCTCCAAATACAGCAAATATGATTGTTGAGAATATTCCCATCATACTCAGGAAATCGATAGTCATTTTATCATATTTTTCTTTATTTTTGGTTGCGGCTTCCTGAGCATTATGCAGTTTGTCAGTCAAGTCATCTATTATTAACTGTAATTGTTCCTTATGTTTATTGTTCTCATGTTTTAAAGCATTTAAAGTATTTTGTTCAGAAGATAAGTCGTTTTCCAGAATAATTAGTTGATCTTTTTGTTTCTTATAAAGACTATTTTTTTGACTTAACGCTAAATTTAAATGTTCAGCAGCTTTAGCCAAAACAGAAATAGCTCTTTCATCATTGGTTGTTAGTGAATCTTGCTCTTTTTTTTCATAAAAAAGAGATGTATAGAAGTCTTTTAATTCTATAATGAATCCTTCTGAAGAGTCTTGCTCATCTTCAAATACAAGAGTAGTTAAATCTGCATATGGGAGGGCTGCAGGATTGACTTTTTCAGCCTCGTGATATAAGTCTTGGAAGTCTTGACGTAATTGTGTTTCTCTGTAACTGGGAGTTGACATGTAATTCTGGTACATGAAAAGTATTTTTGTAACAAAAGGAGCAGAATTACTTTCTATGTAATTCTGCTCTAAGATATCAATTTTTTCTTTGGATAAAATATTATCATTTTGCAACATCAATCAAGTCCTCAATTTCATATGGAATATTACTTCTGCCAAATTGTATGTGTTCCTCATTGTTTTTCCAACGAGGATGGGAATGACTTTTATCTACCAAATCGAATGTTTTTTCGGAAAGCAAGTTATCAATGATGTCATTTAAATTAGCATATTCATCGTTTTCATGCTTTGGTACAAATATTTTTGAGGCACCAAAATTACTGTATTTTTCATAAATACTTTTTATTACTGGACCATATCTCCAAACTAGAAAGTTCTCATCATACTGATTTTCAACCCAATTTTTATCAATCTTTTTATTTTTTAAACCATTAATCAATGTGAAGTAGAGTACTTTTTGTAACTGTAGATTTGTTATGCCTTTGCCAGTACCTTGAGCACGAGCAATTACATGATCAGCTAAATCTCTCATTGGCATTTCCTCTTCCTCCATTCTAAAATAAAATTCTAACATTTTATAATAATGTTAGTTTAAAGTCAATAGTTAACTTTTCTACAACCTAAGTATATCAAGCGAATATATTAAAAGTAAAGAGAAATAATGTGAAAACTCCTTCTTTATTATATTTTATTTTTCTTGATATTATTTCCCAAATTAATCACAAGTTTTTCTCTATCTTCAATTAGCTTCTTTAATTCTTCCAAATCCTCAAGAGTAGCCTTGTTTCTAATAAAACCACGAGCAGTGCTGCGTTGAGCTAAATAGGTTCGCTTTATATATTGACAACTTTTTTTGTTCTGCTATTAACTCTTTTAAATGTTAACCCTACTTCTTTGTATTAAACCGCATATTGAATATTTATCCTTGTGTTAGCATTACATCCATGTTATAGTAAATAAGTAATCTAATTTGAAACGTAATCTGAGCGATATATTCACACTATAAAAACTCCTTTTACAAAGTAATATTAATTGCAACAAAACACGTATTATATACGTATCAGGAGGAAATATATATGAATAACGGTACAGTAAAATGGTTTAACTCAGACAAAGGTTTTGGATTTATCACTGGAGAAGATGGAAATGACGTATTTGCACATTTCTCAGCGATCCAGGGAGAAGGCTTCAAGTCTTTAGATGAAGGCCAAGCAGTTACTTATGATATTGAAGAAGGTCAACGTGGCCCTCAAGCAGTAAATATTGTAAAATAATGTTGAACTTTAAACACCTCATTTGAGGTGTTTTTTTATTTTAAGCTAGATACCGTAATTATTGCTAGCAATTTAGAGTAGTTCGTTACTAATTAAGGAGCAAATAAAATTATTATAATATAAAAAATTAAGCAAATAATAGACTAAAAAATAACTATGTGAGATAATAAACATAGAAAAAAGCTTCAGATACTCCCTCACCCTAGAGTCTTTCCCCAAAAAGATAAGTATCTGAAGCTTTTTTCTTTTTATGACTTGGAAATAATAGCATAAAATAATATATTTTACAAAGAATAAGTACAATCTAGTTTTTTGCTATTAAATGTGTAATAATTAATGTGCCATCACAACAAAGAATGAAAACCATTATTATCTAGTCTATGTCCATTCTTTTTGTTTGCAGTAGTTGTGATGGCTTCTCGTACCTTTAGCTCAATTGGTTAGAGCAGACGGCTCATAACCGTCCGGTCGTAGGTTGAGTCCTACAGGGTACATATAGTAATTAAGTTAGTTCTGTGTTAAAATTATTTAGAAGAGTATTTATGTAAATAAAAGCTTTCTTCAGCCACCTTCGGGTGGTTATTTTTTTATACACAATCTTATGTCTATTTCCTTCATAAGTTATGATGACATCTGTTCAGAGCTACTCGAAAGAATAGTTTTTTAGTATTGATTTTTTATAGGATGAGATTATAATAATAGTCGTAATAGCTGATGAATCAATTTCCCAATCTTTTTACGCATTTAAACAGCGAAGCGTCTTCGGACGCTTCTTTTTTGTACTACAATCAATATTTATATTTGGATTACCTCCAGATAGTTTCTTTGTATAAAAAAACGACTCATAATGAGTCGTTTAATAGATCAGAGTAATAAGTCATTGATTTCTTTAAATTCTTTATCAAGTTCTTTTTCATCATATTTTTCATATTTATCAGCTTCATGAAGAACTTTTTTAATTTCATGAATAGCCTTTCGTTCAACTAACCATTTTTTTAGGTTATGTTTTTTTTCTGGATTTTCAGATAACGTATCAAGTTCGTCTAACTCTTTATCCAGTTTATTGACAACAGAAACAATTTTGTTTACAACTTTTTCTTCTTTTTTTTCTAAATTTGACATTTATCTTCACGTCCTTTTTATTTGATAATTTAAGTATAGAACTTTGATATAGTTTATACAAATAAAAACGCTTCTTTGTGTATTCTGTGCTTTTCTTTTGGAATGAGGAAAACTTTGGAGTAATATGAACGTGGACAGAAAAATATTTAGGAGGAATAAACTATGTGTACGTCTATTACTTATGTAACAAGTGATCATTATTTTGGAAGAAATTTTGATTATGAAATATCTTACAATGAAGTAGTCACTATTACTCCAAGAAATTATAAGTTGAATTTTCGAAAGGTAAATGATTTGGATACTCATTATGCAATGATTGGTATTGCCGCTGGTATAGCTGACTACCCTCTTTATTACGATGCGACAAATGAAAAAGGATTGAGTATGGCTGGACTAAATTTTTCTGGGTATGCTGATTATAAAGAAATACAAGAAGGGAAAGACAATGTATCTCCTTTTGAATTTATTCCTTGGATTTTAGGACAATGCTCAACAGTAGGAGAAGCTAAAAAATTGTTAAAAAATATCAATTTAGCAAATATAAATTATAGTGATGAACTTCCTTTATCCCCTTTACATTGGCTATTAGCTGATAAAGAAAAATCAATTGTCATTGAAAGTATGAAAGATGGACTTCATATATATGATAACCCTGTGGGCGTTCTTACCAATAATCCTTCATTTGACTATCAATTATTTAATTTAAACAATTATCGTGTCTTATCGAGTGAAACTCCTAAAAATAATTTTTCAAATCAAATAAGTTTGAATGCCTATAGCCGCGGTATGGGAGGGATAGGCTTGCCTGGAGATTTATCCTCAGTATCTCGTTTTGTTAAAGCGACTTTTACGAAGCTGAATTCTGTATCTGGAGATTCAGAGTCAGAAAGTATTAGTCAATTTTTCCATATCTTAGGTTCAGTAGAACAACAAAAAGGTTTGTGTGATGTTGGTGATGGAAAATATGAATATACAATTTATTCTTCTTGTTGCAATGTTGACAAAGGAATCTATTATTATCGAACATATGAAGACAGTCAAATTACTGCAATTGATATGAATAAAGAAGACTTAGATAGTCATAAGTTAATTAGTTATCCAATTATAGAAAAACAACAAATTAAATATATAAATTAGTTAGTGTGTTGTGATTGATTATTTAATATAGATATAATACAAAAAGGCAAAGATATTTTCAAAACATTTTTTCTTGATGTGATATCCTTGTCTTTTTTGTAATGTTTTTAACTTATTGCTTTTGCAAAATTTATTTACCTGTTTTCTGGATCAACGATAGTGTATATTATGCTATCCTTGTTTGGATTTTAGGACGTTTAAAGAGGCACTTTTTTACATAACTTAATCCATAGACCTTTTAAGCCTGCTGTGAGATAATAATAAAGAAGAGTTTAAAGCGCACCCCAAACCACTTCCCCATAAGTGTATTACGCTTTAAACTCTTTTATATTTGAATTCACTAAGAAGCATACCATATTTTTGAAAAAAAGTGAGAAAAAAGGCTTATAATTAGGATTTAGAGTAATTAATTAGATGTTTATTTTATAGGACTGATATTATAGATTACAAATAGTATCGTATTTCGCAATCTTAAAATTATCTTCTTACTATGAATAAGATAATAAAATTTGTATTTGTCCTTTTTAGGTAACTTATTTTAATCTATATATCTTTCTGGATCAACGAAAGTATACTTTATATAATCATAACGCCGATGATCGCTCCGTGCGTCTGGCACGTCAGTCACGATATCAAACAAAAAGTATACATCCTTCTTCATTCTCGTTTTCGTAGCAGGGATTTTAAAGTAGTTTTTATTGGAATAGTAGAGATTAATTAATAAGCTATCTTCGATTGCTAAAAAGAAAACTTCTGAATCCCATACTTTATAAAAGTCTTTGATAAATCTATTCGAAGGATCAAATTTAAACCATAATTGCGTCTCATTAAAAAGCATAACCATTACTCCGATCTATTTTTAAACTTAGTTTCTACCTCTAATATATATCGAGTTTTTATTTTGCCTTCAGAGAATACTGTTTCTTTTTTCGCAGTTACAGGTTGGTTATTTTCGGAAAAAGCTAATATAGCTAAGATTGAAACATCCATCTGGAATTTATCTTTTTTGCTGCTTTGCTCATAAAAGTCTGCATATTCGTCACTGATATTTTTTCTAATAAATTCTTCCATCAT